GGGGTACCGCCCCCCGGTCCTGCTCTTGTGACATACGATGCTGTCAACAATTACACTTATATTTATAGCACCATATTTTTTAGTTGTCAACCATAAAGTGCGTATTTTTTAATTAAATGATAACTAATGCTCAAGAAAACGCCCAACAACTAACCAAAGGAGAGTTATGGCCAAGATGAGAACATTCACCTTCTATGATGGTGATAAAGTTGAAACTAAAGAAGCAATATCTTATAAGAAAGCAGTAATATCTTATCAAGGTGGATCCGAAAGTAAATCAGTTAGAGTAGAATGGACAGCCAAAAAAGGCGGAACATACGAAACAATACAAACATTACCACTAGGTAGAAAAGTAAGACAGGCGGCAATACTAGAAAAGAAAAGAGCGGCCTTAAAAGCAAAGTTAGGAAAGTAATATGAAAATACACAAGTCATACGAAGGACATGTTTCACAACCTAAAAAAACTAGCCAGTCGGGTAAGAAATCACGTTGTAAATTTAGTTCCATGAATAAATCTAAAAAACGCAGTCACAAGTTTTATAACGGGCAAGGTAGATAATGGCCGGTGTAAAAGCAAGAGGTGTTATTACCAATCATTTAACAAGGTATCACAACGAAAGAGAAATCAAACCTTGTAGATGGATCGCTGAAGGCAAGGGTAAAGGTATTATGGTTGCTCAATATAAAGATACTAGTGATTTAGTAGTTGACGAAAAAGGTAATCCTATTCCGTGGGGCAGAGCCTAACCGCCTGCGAAACAATCTCCACTGCCAGCGGCAACACTTGTACATCCAGAAATGGCATCACCTATACGTCCACAGCCTTTACCGTTTACAAATACGGTAGTTGACCCTACAGCAATTGGTGCAGAATGTCCTGGACAAGGTGCAGGTGGTAATAAGTGTCCTGTATTATTGTCACCCTGTCGTGAAATAGGTATACCATTAGCAAAAACATTACCAGAGCCAACTGCTCTAGTCATTCCACTACAGTGTGGAACATCGGCATCACCTATTCTAGTTATTGCTGGCATTGCGTTCAATCTCCAATAATTTTTTTAATCTTTCCGGCCACACAGCAATTTCTTTATGTTGTTCTTCTGTATGAGGCTCGGGTGGAATTTCAGGTAAAAATTTAATTACGTGATCAAAGCGTTCTGGAACTTCTTCCCAACTATGAACTGTAACTAATTCTCCGTCTACTTTAAAAACAAACTCGTGCATACGAGTATTTATTTTGTTTTAAGTGAGTCTGCTATACCTGCTGGTGCAGTTACAAGTCCTGATGTTTGCTGTTGATATGCTTCAGCAAACTGTTTCATTGTTTTTGTAATGATTGTTACACTTGTTTTTTTAAAAAGATGCGATTTGTTTGCTTCAGCAGTAAACAAATACTGTTGCAATCCCATGCCTTGTTGAGCCATAACAAGAGTAAGTGGGGTTTTGATTTTGTAGCCTTCTGCTGTTTCTTCTTCTAGTTTACCTACAAGTTCTTCGCCACTGTTAAGTTTAAGTGTTACAATATCGCCGTTTTTATATGGTGCTTCAATCAACATTATAGTGAATGTCCTGTTCCGTTATATCCTGTATCATCAAGATACTGTGTAAATTGATCGTACCCACCAATCTTTTGACCGTTAATAACAATCTGTGGTACAGTTCTAGCATTAGGAAACTGTTCCATTAGTTCTTCTCTAGTGTAATCTGTGCCTAGTGATTTATATGTGTATTTGAACCCACGAGTCTCACAAAGGCTTTTTGCCTTGTCACAAAATGGACACATAGGTTTTCCGTATATTTCTATCATAGTTTAAAGTCCTTGAAAGTATCTTTACTTATATCTTGTTTTACACCACCAATCAAATATGACTCAACTTCTGTTTCTTGTGGTGCTACTTGAAGACCCGCAGAACTTAACCAGTGTTGTGTCCATGGTAGTGGGTTTGTGTTAAGTGGGCGATCATATATTGTTTGTAAGCCTAGGGCCTTTAATCGTTTGTTAGCAATAAACTCAACATATGCGTGTAGCAAGTTTGAATTCAATCCAATCATCGAACCATCCTTGAAAAGGTAATCCGCCCAACGTTTTTCTTCTTCAACACATTCACGCCAAAGTTCATATACTTCAGGCTCAAGTTCTTTTGCGATCTTTTTAAAGTCTGGATCGTCATCACCCTTTGCCCAATGCTTTAGGATGTGTGTTGAAAGGTTAAGGTGTGTTGCTTCGTCTCTAGCAATTAGTGAAATAATCTTTGCTGAACCTTCCATAAGTTTTAATTCACCAAATGCAAATGTACAAGCGAATGAAACATAGAAGCGTAACCCTTCAAGAATGTTTACAGTCATCATTGCCTTGTATAATGCTTTCTTAACATCATACACATCACCCTTGCCGTGTTGAAAGTATTGTGTAGCAATATCAGTAAATTGATCATAGTGTTTGGTTACACTAACAGCACGTTCAATAATTTTTTCATCATCTAGAATAGTGTCAAACACTTCACCAGGATTTGCATATACATTTTTTACAATATGTGTATATGAACGACTGTGAATAGTTTCAAAAAAGTCCCATGCAATAATACAACCTTCTAGTTCTGGATTAGAACAATATGGTAGGAACGCTAAACACGGACCTCTACCCTGAACACTATCAAGAAGAGTTTGATACTTTAGATTACTTGTAAAGATATGCTTTTGTTCATCACGTAGTTCTTGATAATCACCTCTGTCTTTTTGTAGTGATACTTCTTCAGGACGCCAAAAATAACCAAGCATGGTTTGATTGAGTTTGTCATACTCTGGATACTTGAATACATCATATCTCTGTGTGTTTTGATCTGCACCAAAGAACATATACTCTTTAGTGAAATCTACCTTATCGCGGTTGAATACTGTTTTGCTCATTTTTGTCTGTGTGTCCTTTTTCTTTCTCGGCATAAAGTCCTATATAGCACAAGCGTCACAGTGTTCTGTGTCGTCTGCGATTGTTTCTGTCTCACCGTTTGAATGTCCGTTGACACCATTGGTATGACCTTTAGTTCCATTTGTCATTTTAGCATCATTTGTGTTTGTGTCAACCTGTGTATCTTCCAATCCGGCTGGTTGATGATTGTCTTCTTCACCTTTAAAGTCGTAGGTGTTTTGATAGTAACTTGTTTTCCAACCCATCTTGTAGGTTGTTAACATATCTTTCATCATTACACTCATTGGTACTTCGTTGTTTTCATATTGTAATGGATTGTATGACCAGTTACCACTAATGGCCTGATCAAAGAATTTTTGCATAACAGCAACAATATTAATGTAACCTTCGTTACCTTGCATATCCCAAAGTAAAGTATAAAAGTTTTTTAGTTGGTTAAAGCCTGGAACAATCTGCTTAAGAGGTCCTTTCTTTGACTTCTTAACGGACAAATATCCTCTAGGTGGTTCAATTCCATTTGTTGCATTTGACACAACGGAACTGCTCTCCGAAGGCATCTGTGCGGACAATGTGCTATGGCGTAGTCCGTGTTCTTTGATATCTTTTCGTAGAGTTTTCCAATCATGATTTAATTTCTTTCCGACAATCTCGTCAACTTCTTGCTTGTAAGTGTCGATAGGTAGAATACCGTCGCTGTATTTTGTTCTATTGAAATATTCACAAGCACCTCTTTCTTGTGCAAGTTTGTTGCTTGCTTTTAAGAGATAGTATTGGAAACTTTCTGTTAAGTCATGTACAAGTTTCCATGCTTCTTTATCGGCATACTTGACTTTGTGCTTGGCTAGGTAATGTGCTAGGCCGATATAGCCAATACCTAATGAGCGTCGAGCCTTGGTAGATAGTTCTGCCGCTTTAACAGGATATCCTTGATATTCAATAATTTCCTCTAATGCTCGAACGGACAAGTCACACAGTTCTTCAAGTTCTGAATTTTCTTTGTTAAGTGTTAATGCACCTACGTTAATTGCTGAAAGAATACATAATGCAATTTCACCATTCTCGTCATCAATATGTTGAATTGGTTTTGTAGGCAATGTAATTTCTTGGCACAAGTTACTCATGTAAACAGGATCTTTAAATGAACTGTGGGTGTTGCAATGATCCACGTTCATAATATAGATACGTCCTGTTTCAGCACGTTCTTTTAATACTGATGAAAACAGTTCGTGTGCATCAATTTTCTTTTTGCGAATTGATGTTTTGCGTTCATACTGTTCGTATAACTCTTTAAATTTATCTTGATCGCTATAAAATGCTTCATATAATCCTGGCACATCGTGTGGCGAGAAAAGAGTAATTTCACCACCAGATAAAAGTCTTTCGTACATTAATTTGTTTAATTGAATTGAATAGTCTAGTTTACGCACACGATTGTCATCTGTGCCTTTGTTGTTTTTAAGCACTAGAATGTCTTCAATTTCATAGTGCCATAATGGGAAGTGTGTAGTTGCACTACCACCACGTACACCGTTTTGTGTACAACTTCTTACTGTTGCTTCATAAACTTTTAGGAACGGGACAACACCTGTATGTGCTACTTCTCCGCCTCTGATTTTAGAATTGATCGCTCGTACTCGTCCTGCATTGATACCAATTCCTGCCCTTTGAGCAATGTAATAACCGATCGCACTGTTACTGCTAAAAATACTAGGAAGAGTATCGTCCACATCAACAAGAACACAACTGGCAAACTGACGAATAGGAGTGCGGACTCCAGCCATGACAGGGGTTGGTATGTTGACTTTAAAAAGTGAGGTCGCATCATAGTATTTCTTTACGTATTGTAA